CTGATGTGTTAGTTGGAATCGTTAGTGTGTTTGCACTAGCGTTACTCATCTCTACAATCTTATAGGCATCAGTTAATACGAGAGTATAACTAGAAGTCTGAGCACTGGTGGATAGGGTAACTGGTGCAACAACACTTGTGTCAGCAGTTACGGTTACGGTACCAGAAGTACCGCCACCTGTTATGCCTGTACCAGCAGTAACACCAGTAATATCCGCTGCCCAGTTATCGGCATTGTCTCTTGCTTTAGTCATCTATTTTCCTTACTTGCTTAGTGCAGCGATTTCTTCTGGTGTCAAACCTAATGCAGCCAACTTAGCCTGAGCACTAGCCTTAGCGGCTTCCGCTTCTGCTGCTGCTTGTTCTGCTGCTAAGCGTTCTGCTTCGGCCTCTGCTTGCTTAATTTCTAACTCTGCAATTTCTTCTGCAGTTAGTTCTATCTCTGACTGTTCTCCAGTTGAGCAATCTACTATTAACTTAGTTAGCATTTTACCTATCCTATTCCAAATAAAGAAAACGTTGACCCTGCTTGAAAATTACCAGAAGAACCCTGGTAAAAAGTAATTGATGTTACAGCACTTGTATTATTCCACATACCATCTGCTGAATAAATGCAATAGATGCCCGTTGTGTTGGCAAATGCACTAGAACCGTTTAATACTTTTTTTCTAGTTGTGCTTGCATAATTTGTAAGATATATATCTGTTGTGCTAAAAACCCCAGACGTGGTTCCATTTGTTGGAATAGCATAATGCCAATCTATTTCAGTATCATTAAAATTATAACTGTCATCCACTGCACCATTTCCAGAATAAAAATAATTCCAAGAGTAAGATGAAGATGAATTACCATTTAGTCTAATTCTTAGAATATCACCAAAAGTGGTTCCAGTATCTGACCCTCTTGCTGAAATATATATTTGTAAATCTTTGTAGGTTCCTGGAATACTACTAAAAGTAACCGAGTTAGCGGATGTAGAAAGTGTTGCTTTTGCTATTTGTTTCATATTAACCACTTATCCCATAAAGACTTACAATAGTTCCTGCGGCTAACTCATAAGCCCCATCTTGATTTGCTATGTTAATTTGGTTTATAGCATTTGTCCTATTCCAAACACCAACAGTAAGAGATAATCTACCATTACCATCTGATGCTTGGTCAGAACTTTTAGCAATTACAGTTTTTATTTTATCAGTTCTTTTATAATCTAAAATATCAATTATTGATAGTAGATTATCTCCTACAGTAGTAGTAATTTGTATATTACTTCTAGACCAAGAAGTATCTTGATAATAATTACCTTGATAAGTCCATCTTATTGTATGGCCACAAACAGAACCTGATTCATTATTAAATCTAATGGTTGAATTTCCAACTGTTTGAGCGTAAAAGTTATCAGCCATAACAACTACTCTTAAATCTTTATAAGTAGATGGAATGCTAGAAAAGGTTACACCAACAGTTGAGGTTGATGTTGTAGTAGTACTTGCTATTAATTCTAAAGCACTTGCCATTATGATACCTTAATTCCATATAAAGAAAAAGTTGTTCCTGATTGAAATGCTGCATCTGCAGAATTAAAAAGAGTTAAAGATGTAATATTTGTTGTTACATTTTGAAATCCGCTATTAAGATTCATATAAGAATGAGCATCAGCACCTTCTCGTTTATAACCACTAATCATCTTAAATGCTTTTTTCTTAGAAGAATTAGAGTAGTCATTTACATCTATAATAAATGATGTCCAATTGTTATAAGAATTATTTGCCATTAATCCTATTCGTTCATATCTTGATGCTGCTGTTTGATTATACGAACTAAATGAAGAAAAACCACTTTCCATTCCTTGTTCATAATAAGTTTGTCCACTTATATTTGTAGACATATACAAATATGCTCCAGTACTACCATACATTTTTGCAGATATTCTCAATTGCAAATGTGTGTATGTTTGTGGAATAGAACTCAATACCACACTTGTTGTAATATTATTTGTTAAAGTAGTGGTAGTAATATGTTCAAAGGTAGGGCCGTCTGCTGCGCCGCCAAAACCAAAGCGTCTCTGTCCTAATGAAACAGAACTAATAATTGGCATAAATATCCTTACGCAAACTTTGTTAGACTTGCAATAACGGTGTATGTTGGAGTTGCTGCTGTCTTGATAATTGTGTATAAATATACATCAATACTGCTAGCATTTCCAGCAGTTGGTGCTGTTCCACCTGACCACTTAGGTGTAACTGAAGAACCATCTATTTGGAATGCATTAGCATAATATGCAGTAGCACCATTGGTTGCTAGAAACGCTACAGTAATTGAATCACCAACAGCAAGCAAGGAACTTAAAGTAGTTCCAGAATCACCACGAACATTTAATGTCCAGTTGGCAGATGAATTGCTTGTGTAGTAAAGAACTCCCTGGGTAACAGCATCAAAGTTAATTGTTCCTGTTGCTGCCGTTGCTGATACAGTAGTAACTTCTTTTGGTGCTTTAATCAAACTGTTATTAACTATTGGAGAAGTTAATGTTTTGTTAGTTAAAGTCTCTGCTCCAGTTAATGTAGCATATGAACTTAAATCAGGAGCAGGTATTGCTGCCCACTTAACTCCAAGAGTTTCACCTGAGTCAGCAGTAAGTACGTAATCATTTGTACCCACGGGTAACTTACCAAGGGTATCTGCAGCAGCACCTACTAGAATATCACCCTTAGCATCAAAGGCACTTAGTTCAATTGCTGTTGCTAAATCAAATGCGGTAAAGGTAATAATCTCTAGTATGTCACTGGCAGCCAATGCTGCGAGAGACGAGATAGAAGTACCGTTAGTAGCAGTGTAGTCTGTTGTACGGACAAGTAGTACACCGTTTAAGTAAACCTGCTCTTTACCTGCCATATAAGACAAGGTATTACCATTGTCATCAAGACCAGATACAGAAGTTTCACCACCAGTAGCAGTGAACCTGTATCGGTAGATAGCAGCAGTGCTGGAGATTGAACCCCACTCAGAACCAGTCCAAGCGTACATCGCACCATCTACTGTATTCCAGTATAGCGCACCAGTGATTAGTGGGTCACCATCATTGTCTACAGTTGGTGGTGTTGACTTAGCACCTAGATACCTGTCATCAAAGTTGTCGTAGGTTGTAGCCGCATCGGCTGCGCTAGAAGCAGCAGCAGTTGCACTGTTTGCTGCAGCAGTAGCAGAACCAGCAACTGCATCTACATACTGCTTAGTAGCAGCACCTAAATCAGCAGTTGGGTCAGCATTAAGAACTAACGCACCAGACATTGTGCTACCAGCCAGTGCTACATAAGTACCACTTAGGCTAACTGCACCAGTTTGACCATCAACTGATAGTACAGAATCTGTTGGAGTTAGAAGTTCTTGCCAGTTACCTAGAGTAGATGCTGGCTCAGTTGTTAGGATGAATGACTTGTTAACATCGGTACGAACTGCAATGTCACCAGTCTGTGCGGATAGCGATGTCATCGCTGCTTGCGATGCAACTACGAAAGTCTCTGTAACTGCGATAGCAGGTAACTGAGCAGTAGGAATCTTACCGCTACCATCAAGTGAAGCGATACCACTAGTGGCACCCTTCTGAGCATTGAGGTAGGCTAGGGTAACAGCATCCTGATTAGCAGTTGGGTCTGCTACATCTACTAACTTTTGGCTATTGATAGACAATGAAGTAGTAGGAGCAGTCATCTGGTTCAGGGTAGATGTACGAACCTGAGTATCAAAGTCTGAGATAGTTCCAGAAGTCTGTGTACCAGTATGGTTAGCACGGGCTAGTGGGTCAACTGCTAACTTGCTTAGAGCGATAGCAGCAGAAGCATTGATATCATCATTAACGATAGTACCGTCTGCAATATCTGCAGAAGTAATCTGACCGCTAATGTTTAGTTTGCTGTAAGCAACTGCAGCAGAGGTTGATATGTCAGCATTGACAATAGTACCATCAGCAATCATATTGCTGGTGACAGTACCAGTATCAGCCTGAGTTACTGCAGTACCAGCAATCTTGCTAGGAGCAATATCTGCTGATGCGTTAATGTCAGCGTTTACAATTACACCAGTACCGATTGCAGTTGTGAATGTAATATCGCTAGTACCAGTAAAGGTTTGTGATGCTGCTTCAACATCTCCAACAAGTTGGAATCCACGACCAGTCTGTAACTGTGTAGCAGTACTGGCGTTGCCAGTCACATTGCCAGTTACGTTACCAGTCACATTTCCTGTAACGTTTCCAGTTACGTCACCTGTGATGTTTCCTGTGAAGGTACCAGTGATTGTTTTGTTAGTAAGGGTCTGAGTATCTGTCGTGCCGACTACTGCACCAGTTACACCATGTACCCCCGTGCTGCTATTGCGATGAGTCTCCGCAAGGCGAAAGTCCTCTCCAATCGCCATATGCCGAATCTTGGCACCAGTTGCGTGGGACTTAACAGTAGTAGAATCCTGAGCACGGGATACTGTTAGGGCGTTACCAACAACTGCAGTAACGTAAAGGATTTCTTCATTGGCTGTATCAGGGTCAACAACTACAGTGTAGGTGTCACCTGGGGATAGTGTGATACCACCCATAAGGTTGGCAGCAGACTGTACGTTAACGGTAACAGCACTGATGCTCGCAGATAAATCTGCGGTAAGTGTTGTCTCCTGCGAGATACTGGAATATTGACGTGCCATTTATTTCCTATCGGGTGTAGTGAAGTCGGACAGGGTACTTGCCTTTGAGGCGACCTGCTTCTTCTTGTAGTCGTTGCTGATAGAGTGAGAATATAAATCGTGCAGCATTTGAGCCAGAGCCGATTGGCTTGGTTCGGTCTGCTTCGTCTGCCTCGGCAGAGGTGAAAGTAAGTCGTGATGGGTCTACGAACGAGATTAGTCGGTATGCTGCACCGTAGATAATTACATCCTTGGTGGATAGTGGTAGACCAGATACGGTTACAAAGTCATCTGAGTTATTGACTAGAGGCGATGCCTCTTTGCTATAGGTCACCTGTACGGTGCGACCTGGCTCTACTCCTGAGTAAAGAGAGATTGTGTTGCCGCTAGTAAAAGCACCAGTGTTACCCATAGGGTCGTGTCGCCAAGCACGGATAGGTGCCCATTCCTTACTAGAACCTATGGTTGAATAGGATACCGCTAAAATGCCCTCAGCGGCACTAGGAAGGGCGTAAGTGGTGGTTGCTGGGGAATAACTAAAGGTGGTAGTCCCAATGCCCCACAATTGCGGATAGACCGCTTTAATGGTGTCGTTGATAGCACGCTTGACAGCAACCCGTGGAAAGGTAGGGGCAATGGTTACCTTGGCATTCTGTGCGTGGGTAGCAGCAGTGGTTCCTTGGTAGCCACGACCGAACGGAGCGATGACTAGGCTAGATGCTGGTCGGTTGACTGAGTCAACAAATAGCAACTCCTCATCAATCTCAACCAAGCCTCGTGCTACGTTATCCACAGATGCAATGCCAACTGATAGACCAGAAGTGCTAGTTACAGCAGAGGTCAGGTAGGTTAACCTATCCTGTCGCATCGTATAGCCAGCAAGGTTCAGTAGAACCTCGTCAACCATCTCGTTGAATGTTGTCATACGTCTATGCTCCTAAGGGCTGGAATAGCCTCTAATCCTGTTGTGCCAGCAATCTCATTACAGACTGCGTTCAATCCTTTGTAGTCTTTAGGAGAACGGCCTGCATCTGCCTTTTGGTTTAGGGCACCAAGTAGTGCTTCGCCAGTGGTACCAGCCCACACGTTTGCTGCACCTTGCTCATCTTGAAACTGCTTAATGTCAGTGATACCAGCAAGTCTGTTTAGTTCACCTGCTAATGTACTACCTGGTTGTCCCGTTGCCATTTGTCCTACTTCTTCTTAATTTTCTTTAAGTCTGCTTTTGTAATCTTTTTCTTGTTGCCAGCCACAGCAGCCAATCGCTTCTGTGCTGGTGTGTACTTTGCGTATGGCATTACTTCTTCTTTCGGCTAACTGCTGCGTTGTCAACCAAGTTAGGGTAGGGCCGTCCAGCAGCCCTAGCCCGTTTCTTGGCCGCAGCAATTTGGGCTGGAGTCAACTTCTTAGATTTCTTAGAAGGATTCTTTTTATCCCAAAATGCTTTCTTCTTCATTACTTCTTCTTTGCTTTAGCCTTTGGCTTTGCTACCATCTTTGGAGCCTTGCCCTTTGCCATTTTCTTTCCGTACATTTACCACTTCACCTTATCTGCCCAGTATGCGGCACTCATTTTACCTTTTCGTATATTTGCCCTATGTCGGGCTTTGAACGCTGCTTGACGTGCTGTAGGTTTCTTATCTCCAGTTACGCCTTGCTGTCCAAATCTGATTAACCTTACTTGGTTACCTTCTTTAGCCACAACAACGTGTGACTTGGTAGCGTGGTTAGGTGTACGCTTAGGCTTGTTGTAGCCAGATACACCTGCTTGTTCTAAACGAGGGTCTTTCTTACTTGCCACGCTTAGTTGTCCTAGGCATTGGTGGAACTTTGTAGCCACCACTTGTGAATGGTTGATTGCCCTTTGGGTCAGCAATCATCTCACCATTGCGGTGCTTGTAGTTGATGTGTTTGCATCCACAGGTTGCGCACATTAGATAACTCCAGTTTCTTTAAGGGCCTTAACCGTTTTCTTATCTTGTAATCTTTTGGATGAAGCAATGGCAGTACCACCGTCATACGCCTTACCCATATTCTCGGATGCTTTAACAGCAGCCTGAATCTTTGCCATTGAGGTTCCGTCTGGTTGAATCCCCTGTGCACGAGCAGCAGAGTACGCATTCAGTTCGGCTTCCCACTTCTTCTTGGTAACCATCTTGTTGCCTGCAGCATCCCCTGCATTCAGTTGGAGTGTTCCAACTTTGCATCCGAAACATCCTTCCACGAACTCAGGGTGTACCATTTGTCTATGTAAACTCATTCGTCAATTACCTCATATCCTGCTGCAATTAGTTCAGCAGCCACCGCGTCTGATACTGGATATTCGTGACCACCAATGTAAACCTCGGTAGCCAATGCTATGTCATCTTGGGAAGGTGTACGGATTTGTACATACTGCCCGTCAATCTTCAAAACAGATTCACCACGTGTTGCTGTGTAGAAATAGAACAGGCGATGTCCACCGATTGGCCCTTCGGACACAGTAGGTGGAATAAATATCTTTGCCATCGTTTCCTTTCGTGAACCTAAGAATGGTAGGGGCCGAAGCCCCCACCAAACTTAAACCAACGATTAGGTTGGGTTAATGCTTGAACCTGTTTCAATTCGGTACAATGCAGCCTGTCGGTATACTGAGAAGCCAAGTACGCCGTACCAACCGATTGGTCGGAATCGCATCAACTTGTCAGTGACAGGGCCGATTACTACGTGTGGTTCTTCTGCAACTGCTTCTGCCAATGCTTGCTTTCCAGCAAAGAATGAGCGGAATACACGTGCTGATGAAGCACCATCGGTAGCGTTGTATAGACGTGGAGACTCAACGAAGAATGCACCTTCGTATTCGCCGATTTCTCCAGCCCAGATAGCATCATTTGCCTGATACTCGTGAGGGATTCTCCAACCGCCTGCGCCTGTCTCGGCACGTAGGTCGTGAGAAACTTCTGGGTGCACAGCAGCCCAGTACATTGAACCCTTGCGAGGAACAGCCTTGCCTGCACGTAGTTTCGCAACAGTCTTGCGAACTAGAGCAGAGGTTAGTGCCATACCTGAAGTAACAGTTCCTGTTGAGGATGCTGCTCCACCGTAGTATACGTTGGTGCCTGCACGTAGTGCAGTCTGTGCAACTTCGTCAATGCTGTCAGCCATATTGAATGCGATGATGTCAGCGATTGCTGGGTCAACATCTGCAAGGCTGAACAACTGCAACTTGCGTGTTACTAGAGAGGCATTGCCGTACTCATTTAGAGTTACGGTTACCTGTGATGGCGTACCGATTGCTGTTGCATCTGGGTCAACCTGCTCTGATAGAGCGGTTGTTGCTTGTGCCAAATCGGTATAGATTTGTAGAACAACTGATGAGCCTGGCATTGCTTGCTGCGCTGGACGCTTGTCAGCAACAGAGCGAAGCAATGGCTGAGAGCGTAGTGCGAACTCAACAAGGCGGTCATATGCCTTCTGAACGAGGCCTGCACCGTTAGACGGTGTGAAGGTACCTACGTTGTTATTTGAGGAATATGCACCACCACCAAGTCCACCATTTGTTGTGGCTACGCCACCCGAGAGGGCGGTATATGTATCTGCCATTTGTTATGGTTTCCTTTGTGTGATAGTAGTTATGAATTAACCACCGAAGATTAGATTTTCAATTTCTTCGGCGGATTCAGCCTGGCTTAGACGTAACATCATATCGTCTACGCCAGCAGGTGAAACGGCATTAGTTGTGACTGCATCAATCTGACGTAGTGTAGCCAAATCCGCTTCTTGCTTTGGCTGACCTAACGTGAACCCAAAGTCTTCGGCATTCTCTTGTAGCCAAGCATCAACGTCTTCTGCAGTAGATACATCATTAGGGATGTACTTGGCGATTGAGGGGCGAACACCTCTGGATTCTAGAACGGACTTGACAACGTTTGTTCGTTGTTCACTGCGAAGGGTATTGAGTTCTGCCTCTAATTCCTTCGCCCGCTTTTCATTTACTTTTGCGGCTCTACGAAGTTTCTTGACTAAATCAGATGAA